AAAGTTGGGACGTTCCGTCCTTTTGTATATATGGCAGAGTTACAACTGCTAAAGAGAATGGGCTACATTAATGATACTGAGATAAAGAACATGATTGCAATGTTAGAATCTTCAGATGAAGAGAACCTACATATGGTTACTCTATCAATTAAGAGCTTTAGAGATCTAAGAATTCTAGAACATGGTGAGTATAGTAAGGTGAACCAGGTCTATTGGAAGATTGCCAAGGATTATCCACATGAGATACTTAACCATGAAGTATTTATGCAGACAATGGCAGCTAAGTAATGGCAAATGTAGTAGTAGAACACATAGTAAAGGAAATAAGATTGGATAATAAGGACATAGAAGTTATGAGTCCAAAAATTATAGCCGGCTATGTGATGTATAAGTACAAGTGTAGTCCTTATTTAGCTAAACAGATTGCTAAAAAATTAACAGATGACAGAAGATGATTTAACAAGTCTTGGGTTTAATAAAGTAGAAATTAAACATGAAGACAGTCAAAATGGATATGATTACTACTATTATACTCTTGATGTATTTAGTGGTCTGACTCTTTGTTCAGTAGACAGTGACAGGATAGATGATGATGGTTGGGTTGTTACCAATATGGAGTGGCCCGAACAGTTTAAACTTCAAACTCCACTTGAGATTGTAAGTTTTCTTGAAAGTGTAGGCTACCAGAAGTAATAACACATTAAAGAATGAGAATATGTTTACAGTAAAACTAGTTAAACGTGATGGTAAGTTAGTTTACCCTGATGACAAGTCAAAATTGAACTATCAGATTTTCTTAGATAAACTATCTGATGGACAACAGGTTGAGGTGTTTATGGGACTTACATCAGATGATGGTTCTGTAGCACAATTAGCTAAAGTCCATGCTTGTATACGTGAGTTAGCCAAAGAATCCGGCTACACATTTGATGAAATGAAAACTATTATAAAGCAGCACTCTGGTCTATGTTATGACGCAGATGGTGCGGAATACTGTAAGTCTTTTGCAGACTGTAGTAAAATGGAATTGGTACTAGCTATTGAAGCTTGTATACAAATAGGAAAGGAATTTAATATCAGTTTTTAGTCTGATCATCAGGTACATCTACCTCTACATCAGCAAACTGATTATTTTCTACGGCTTGTCTTTCTATCTCTGCTAGTAAAAGAGTTAGTGTATAGAAAGACTGCTCCCAATGGGTCATATCTTTATAGTCTTTGTTCATCAGGCCCTTAAGGACTTCTTCTCTCTTATTATCTGGGTCATCAGACTCCTTAAATAAGTAGAAGAGTACACTTTTTACCATAAAGTAAAAAGACTTATTAACCTGAATAGATACAAGAGCATCATCCTTGAGCTCTTTGACTGTAATTTTAGCCATTGTAATATTTTTTAACAAATATACATGATTATGAGTAATACACTAGATATTGATGATTATAAACAAAAAATATTTAATAAACTTGAACCCAGTGGTTGGGGAAGAGTTCTTAAACCTTTTATATTTAGTTTGGAATTTGAGAAGATTCTAACTGAATTGTATAATATGTCCAATAATGGGCAGAGGTTTACTCCAGTTCTTAAAGATGTATTTAGAGCATTTGAAGAGTGCCCTTATGACGAACTAAAAGTTGTAATGGTTGGACAGGATCCCTATCCTACACTAGGTGTAGCAGATGGTATTGCATTTAGTTGTGGTAAGTCTGAAAAAGAACAGCCTTCTCTAAGGTTTATGCTTGATGAAGCACAAAAGATGTATCCATTCTATCATAGACCCCTGGACTTGAAGGTATGGGCTAATCAGGGCATACTCTTGCTTAATACAGCTCTTACAACTGAAGTTGGTAAGATTGGTAAACACTATGAAATATGGGCTCCATTTACTGCATACTTATTTGATTACTTTAAGAACTTTCACCCGGGATTAGTTTATGTCTACATGGGTAAAAAATCTCAAGAGTGGGCAGACATGTGTGGAGAAAATTGTACTAAATTTATGGTTTCACATCCTGCAAGTGCTGCATATAATGGTAGCAAGTGGGATTCTAAAGGTGTCTTTCAAGAAGTATGGACCACAGTTAAACATTTGTATAATTATTCAATCCACTGGTAATGCAGGAAGTATTTAACAAACTAATAAAAGCAGGACTTAGTCCTAATGCATTCTATGTATTGTATTGTATACATAATAAGATTGTACCTAGTGATTTGGTAAATGCATCTATTGAAGTTGCCAGATTGAAATCAGGTAACTATATTACTGATGACTTGCAATTGTCAAGTAATAGTCTTATATTTATACAAGAAATTGAGAGCTACTTCAAGAAGTCTAAGAAGAAAACATCTAGAAACCTCATGGGTGATGATTTTCTAGATAACATTAAAACTTACAATGAGTGCTTCCCGGCAAGTAAATTGCCAAGTGGTGTTTATGCAAGAGTTAACGTAAAGAGTCTAGAAAATGCATTTAGATGGTTCTTTGAAACATTTGACTATTCTTGGGAGACAGTTATTCAAGCTACTGAAAAGTATGTAGAAGAGTATTCTATTAATAGGTACAACTACATGCGTAACTCACAGTATTTTATTAGAAAACAGAATACAGATAAAACCTGGGATTCTACTCTAGCAACCTACTGTGATATGATTACACAAGATGATTATGAAGCACCTATATTCTTTAAAGAAAAGATAGTATGATTAGATTTAAATTGTTCTTTGTTGCATTAACAGGAAGTCTTGTTTCCTGGCTGTTAGTTTATACTCTACTTATAGAAATGAACTTTGTACAGTTTTTAGCAATTGAGTTTATAGTGGGATTATCTCACTACATCTATAATGATGTAAAAGGTAGATTAACAACATAATCCAAATGTATGGCAGAATTATTTAACGGTGCCCGGGCTCTGAAGCCTGTGAGTGAGAGAGACGCTCTTAGAAAAGCCCTTCTTAAGATGAAGGCTAGAAGATCTGGTGAGCTTAAGTCACTCAAAAGTTCATGGCCCAAATTTAATGATGCCTTCTGTGATGGATTGGAATGGAGAACTATCACCGTAGTAGGTGCTAGACCGGGAACAGGTAAAACTTTATTTATGGAGCAGTTAATCTCTGATATTATTGAGGAGAATAAAGACCATAAATTTAGAGTGCTTAAGTTCCAGTTTGAAATGCTTGATGAGACCAATGGTATCAGAAAGCTGAGTCTGAATACTGCTTCTGATTACAATACATTAATGAGCAAGGGGGAACCCGTGGATAAGGATCTATACTTAAGATGTGTACAGTACTATGAGCAAACTGCCGAGACTGATGTCATAGATGTAGTATATGATCCGTGTACCGTTGATGAGATGTGTGCTACCATACATTATTATATGGAAAAACACAAGGATGAAAATGGTAACTATATGAATGCTCTGGTTACTATTGACCACTCGGCACTACTTAAAGTAGGAAAGGGTCAGAAGGATAAGTTTGAAGTATTATATGCTCTTGGTGAAGCCATGACATATATGAAGAAACATTATCCTGTGGCATTTCTTGTCTTGAGTCAGCTGAACAGGAATATAGATAATCCAGACAGATCCAAAGATGGTGACTATGGGAATTATGTATTAGATTCTGATTTATTTGGAGCAGATGCTCTATTGCAACATGCTGATGTAGTACTTGGTATTAATAAGCCCTCTATCAGAAAGATTAGGTTCTATGGTCCTGAAAGATTTATTGTGAATGATGAAGATCTTCTTGCATTTCACTTCTTAAAGTCTAGGAACGGAACAACTAGGTTAAGCTTCTTTAAGCTAGATAGAGAAAACATGAGGATTGTTGAAATAGAAACACCTCCACAAGCAACAAAACTTAAATTATAATTATGAGTAGAAAAGAAAGAGAAAGAGAATTCTTTGCTTATCAGATGGATAAGTTTAGAAAGGCTCAAGTAGCTGATCCATTCTTTGTCTTAAAGACTGCCTTCTTTCAGAAAGGTAAGTATGGTAGACAAGTACAGCTATTTGAAAGTGAACTTAAGAGAGGTGAAGACATCTATATTGAGTTTATTGATATTATCAGAGATGAATCTGGTAAAGAGCAAGGTATTGAACCGGCATATGCTGACAGAGCTCTGTTTAAGTGTAAAGCCAACCCGTACTATGCTGAAGAGTATGATGTAAAAGAGGGTACTAATCTTAATGGTGATAATTATCTTGCCTATACAGTACCTTTATCAGAGCTCATGGTTCTTATGCCAGATGGTTCTGAGATTACTCATAATCTGTATGAGAAGAGAAAAGCTGAAGCTCCTAAAGAACAGATTACACTATCTGTGTTTCCAAACTTTGAGGATGAGTTTATTCCAAAGCTCAAAGAAAAGACAGAAGAACTGTCTCTAGATCTTCCAACTGAAGATGAGAGTATGGCTGAGATTACTATTAGAGATTTTGCTGCAATTATGTGGCAGAAACCTGTTAGTAGTAAGAAATGGTTGAATGATTTAATTGCACAACAATGAGTATAGTTCTTCCAACTAAGAAAGTTGCGGCTGATAGAACTAATCCAAAAAGATTAGTAATCTACTCAAAGCCAAAGACTGGTAAAACAACTGCATATGCAGGTTTAGAAAATAATCTAATTCTTGATTTAGAAAATGGTGCTGATTATGTGGAGGCACTAAAGCTTAAGGTTAGCTCTCTTCAGGAGTTACTTGAAGCAGGAAAGGCAATTAAGGAAGCTGGTAGACCATACAAGTATGTTACCGTAGATACTGTAACTGCATTAGAAGATATGGTAGGTCCACTTGCTATTAAACTCTACAAGCAAACTAGCATGGGTAAGAACTATGATGGAGATAATGTCTTGTCCCTACCTAACGGTGCCGGGTATTTATATTTAAGACAAGCTTTCTTTCAAGTTTTAGATTTTATTGATACATTAGCCCCCCATATTATTTTATCTGGTCACATTAAGGACAAACAGGTAGATGATAAGGGAGAGATGGTTCTTGCAGCAAATATAGATTTGACAGGTAAGATTAAGTCTCTCATCTGTGCTAATGCAGATGCAATTGGCTACATGTACAGGAAAGGTAATAAGACTATTTTATCATTCAAGACAAATGAGGAGGTAACTTGCGGTGCAAGACCTGAGCACTTGAGAAATGAGGAGATAGTAGTAACAGAGATGAATGAATCTGGTGGATTAGAATTCCACTGGGACAAAGTTTTTATTTAACAATTTAATTTTAAGAAAAATGGCATTAAGCACAACTGATTTGGGCAAAGAAGGCTCAGGACTAGCAAAAACAATTACACCAGGTAATCATGTACTAAAGATTAACAACATTGAGCTTGAGGATTTCAAGTTCATTCCCGGTGCATTTCATCTTATGTTACATGTGGAGACTGCACCTATTGAAGGTTTTGAAGGTTTCCTAGTTGACAAAGAGGATGAGAGCAAAGGAAGATATCAGGGTCAGATTGGTAGAATTAAAGCAAGTCAATATGCATTTGCAGATGGTGAAACTAAATCTGGAGTTAAGATCCAGAGAGATAGATCTATCTTAATTTTCTTGAGAACTTTGGCTCATACTCTACAACTTGATTCTTGGTTCCTTGAGCAAGATGGTCAGCATGATACTATTGAGGACTTTGTTAAGGCATTCAACAAGACAGCAGACTTTAGAGAAAAGTATCTTGAGTTCTGTGTAGCTGGTAAAGAATATGAAGGTAAAACAGGTTATACAAACTATGACTTGTGGTTACCAAAAGCTGAAGGTAAGAAATATGCATTTGGTGAAGAAGAATCTGGTTCTGTAATTAGATTTGATGAGACTAAACATGTTAAAAAACTAGAAGTTAAAGAAGTTAAGTCATTTGGGGATGATGAAGATGTGTTCCTAAAACCTAAGACTTCATCTGATTTCAGTCTAGACTAACCACTCACTTTTTAAAGGGGGAGATTAGTATTAATTTTATTGTATAACAAGGATTTTTAGACTAAATCAGGGACTCCCCCTTTATATTTTTATTGGTTATGATTTCAACAAAGAATTTAATATCTGATTTGGAGGAAGTACCTAGAGAATGGGTATTTGAGTATTATCTGAACTTAAGAGAGAAGCTTACCGGACAGAACATTAAGATGCTATCTGCATTTAATGTTAGAGATAAGGTGCCAAGCATGTTTATCTATCAAGACGGTGGTAAGTATAAGTTCAAAGATTTTTCTTCAGGATTTCAAGGTGACCAAGTAGAACTTGTTAGGTATCTATTTAACTATGATGCTAGATTTAAGGCCACTAACCGGATAATTACCGATTATCAGGAGTACTTAAAACATAATGCACCTGCAGTGAGAGGTCCTATACAGTTTCATGATAAGTTTAAGGTTGTAGATTTTGAAATGAGACACTGGAACACACTTGATCAGAAATACTGGACACAATTTAAAATTGGTTCTAGTATCTTAAGTCAGTATAATGTAGTTCCATTGGAATTTTTTACAATGTCTAAGACTGAGATTGATGATTCTGTAACAAGCTATAGATTTTCTAGACCCTATGTTTATGGTTATTTCCGTAATGATGGTGAGCTCTATAAGATTTATATGCCAAAGATTCCTGAGAAAAAGTTCATTAAGATCCAGAACTACACACAAGGTATGGATCAACTGCAATATGATTCCAAGTACTTACTGATTGTTTCTTCACTTAAAGACCTCCTGTCTTTCAAGAAACTTGGTATTGGTAATATAGAATGTATTGCTCCAGACAGTGAGAATACAATGATTGGAGAATCTGTTATAAATAAACTT